ATAACCATTACCACCAGATCCAAACACGTCATTGTTGGAGTTGGAGTCATCGGTAGCAGTACCAGATGCACCAGAATCCATATTGGTGGTTGGGATGTGAGTGGATTTGTAGATGCTGATACCAGCAATCTGAGGAACCATACCAGTAGACAGATTACCAGAACCACCAATGTCAGTATTGGCAGCGGAGGTAAGTGTCATACCAGAACCGTTGTCACCAGTAATGAGACTGTAGTAGTCGCCTGGTGCGAGAACTGCGAAACGACCGTCTTCGTCAACATCGTTATTGTCGAGCTGTTCAGCAGCAACAAAGAATGCTTCGATGAGGTTTTGAGCATCATAAGACGCTTTCGTACCAGCAGTGCCAGGTGCAGAGATGTCACCATTAGGAATGTCAACCTGTCCACCAGTCTTATTGGTTTGGGTGAGGTTAGCACTTGCACGAGCGGCAGCAATCATCACTTTACATACAGCAGTATCGTAACGTACAGCAAGGGCTTTAGCCAACTCACGAGCGTAGATACTGCGGATGTCGTAGTGATTTTTCATGTCATCCAAGTTGTAGAGCATCGTGGAAGAGATGAGCAGGTCATCAATGGTGATGATCTTTTCAGTCTTAGCGATGTCGCTCAGATAAGTGGAACTTGCTCCACCTTCTTGGATAATGTTTTTACCAGGTGTGTGGTAAGTAGCGCTTGCAATTCCAGTTACTGGGAAGGTAGCACTGCGGCCACTATTGATGGTACGGGTAGTGTGTAGTTCACGGAAAACATTCTTCTCGTCGAACGTAGTTAAGATCTCTCCTGTGAATTGCTTGAGGAAGAGGTCGTTGAATCCACTCCCAGCCTGATTGTCATCAAACCGTGATGGATCGGTAATGCCTTCATTAGCCATTTGATCGGGTCTCCTTTTTGGAAGTTAAAAGATAAGGGTTTAAGTTATCTCGCTCACTTTCCGTTAGGTATCTCCCGCAAGAGGCTACGTCTGTTTACGAAATCTATCTACACAAATGAACTATGTTTTTCATGTTGGCAAGTGTTTTCTTTTGTTAAAGTTATGTTAAGCTAAGTTTCTGTGTTGAGTTCAAGAATACTAAAGCCTTCTACTGTCTCACCTGTGTACTGCCAGTTGTCATAACACAGATCATTGTGACACCCTTCCATTGCGAGGATTAAATCTTCTGTGCTACCTTCATTCTGGAGTATGTAGTCGTAAAACCTTTGCAACTCTGACGATTCTGGTGGTGCATACCATCCAATACCCATGTGTTTACCAAGTCTTATCGCTACTCCTGACGGGCGGTGTACTAACCACATTCTGTTATTTGCCATCAGTATTTCCTAATGGGTCTGTTTTGGTGTACCTATCGCACGTCCCATAGGGGCTAACTCCTGTAGATGCACCCATAGAGACTAGCAAGCCACAGGAATACTCATCCTTAAAGTGGTGCTTACCTTGCTCTATCTTTATGATTGGTGAGATTGACCGATACCAGCAAGTAGCACATGGTTGCTCCATGAGTGCATCTTGTCCTGTGCGGTAGTTTACTGATTTGTGTTCTTCGTCCATAAATAAAATGGCTCACAGAGAGCGGCCACTCCCTGTAAGCCTGAAAGATTTGAATTGTATTGGTCGTACTTTCACAAATCAACCTGTCTATTTGTGAAATTATGTCAAATAAAAAGGCAGCCCCTGTGTGGAGCCACCTTATCAATGATATACATTGGTGGTAAATAAAAAGGGGTCACGCAATATGACCAGATGCGTAACCCCTTGTAACCATTAACAATACAACATTAACGCATGCTATTTCTGCGAATCCGTTTACCGATTTGGTTTCCGCCGTTTATGTCAGCGTGGATAACCACGTTCGGTACAAATTGTGTGGCAACACCATTGCTTGTTTCTACTGCAACAACACAACCGACTCCTAAAGGAATCTCCATTGCTCTTGCGGTAAAACCATCTGTTTGTGAAAGGATCTTCCATTGCTGCGGGTTGCCAATAGTTTCAATACCTTTGGCTTTGTTTGCAATCACCTGCTCACCACCTGCTTTGAGTGGTGGTTGCGTAGGCTTTGGTGTTGGTAAGTCTTCTTGTTCTACTGTTTTACGTGCTGGTGCTTTTGCCATAATGTTTTGTGTGTATAAATTAAAAGGGGATACCGACTGAGATGAGAAACAATGTAACAGAAAAAGTTTGGTCGGTATCCCCTGTTGAGGGTTAAGAGAATCAACTATGAAAGAGTGATTACTTTAGTTTGGTAATGTCGGTAACGGCAAGCCTTTTCTTAACTTGCTCGTGAAATGCTGCATCGTTTGACCTGTACTTCGGGTCTTTCATGTCCGCAAGCCATTCCTGCTTTGATCCGTACGATTGCACACCAGCAACACCAGAGGTTTCGCCTTGCAGCAATTTACCTGGTTTGCCATTAGCAACTTGGTACTGTGCAAGCAAACCCTTCATGGCAATCGTAGCTCGTGTAATATCGCCTGAAGTGTACTCCGCATTGAATGCCTGTATTTCTGCATCACTGAGATTATCACCGCCCCATTCTAGTGCGGACTGATGCTGCTCACCTCCAATGCTTTGTAGCTGCGTATTGTAAAGTTCTGCCTTTGCGGTCTGTCCTTCGATGAAAGCATCTACAACATCCTTCGGCATTCCTGATTGCTCAAGTGCTTTGTAGGTGTCCTCGGAAAGTTGTCCATCATTACTGAAGAACTCCTCACGGGCATTATTTACAAGTTCGCTTACATTGCCTTCGGACTCGGTAGCTTTGTTGTCTTGAATGCCTTGCCGTTCAGATAGTTTTTTCTGTGCTTCTGTATATGCTTTGGCTTGTTCCTGAATCGCATCTTCAAGTGATCTGCCTTCTGTTAAGTATTTGTCCTGAAGCCATTCAGGTTTTTCTGGAGTGGCTTGTTCCTGAGTAGACTCAGGTGTTTCTTGTGTTGGTTCCTGTTTAGGTTCCTCCACTGGTGCAGCAGGAGGTTCCTGCATTTGTATGCTTTGTACTTCGCCCATTTGGATTCCTTTGGTTTATTCTGATTGTGCTGCAAGTTCTTCCTGCTGCATAAATTGGTCTGATGCGGTCTTTATAGCATTCGGGCCTAGCTGTTGTGCCATTTGTGCCATTTGTGCTTGCTGCATCTCTTGCTGTATCTGCTCGTCGGTTTTGACTAAGCCTTCTGGATCTACGCCAAGTGAAGTTGCCCGTCTCTTAAAGTATTCTCCTACCGATACGTATTGAGCGATAGCTTGAGGCCCGACAATTTGCTGTGCTCCCCCTAAGAAGAGGTCGAGCCTATTTAAATCATTACCTCTACCAAGTGCATCGACCCCAGTTGTGATTGCAGGACGCACCACACCTTCAGGTAGCTTAGGTATCTTCTTGGTCTTCACCAGTCGATTGAGTGTCTTGGTAACCAATGGCAACTGCAACTCCTGCGATAAGAGACTATATAAGCCTCCAAGCGTTGCTTCAAGTTCCTGCGACAGCATACGTATCTCTTCAGCGGTAACACGCTCTGCTTGCCGTACTACGTTGCTGTTAAGGAGAAATGCGTGTGCAAGTCTCTCCTCGATCTTGAACATTGTTTCCTGGGCAACTCGGAAATCGTTAAACTTATCTGCCTGTAGTGTGCCGATCTCTTCACGATTACCATTGATTACTGCACCATTAGCAGCATCTGTAATCTCGTCGATCTCAGTGGAACCATTGGGATTTACAAGGAAGAGAAGCTTTGCTGCTGCTACTGAGCCTTCGAGGATTGCTCTTGATAGTCCGTTAAGGCTAATCAAGTCCCCAAGATATTCCTCTACGAATCCACGCCCGTAAGACTCTCCATCAATGCGTGACCAGCGTAAGGGAATCCACTCCAAATTTTCTTCTTTGTACTCGCCTACGGATTCAGGCAGCACCACACCTTTGACTTCCTGCCAGACTTTGTACTTGCCGTCAGGTTGCTTTACGACTGCGGTGTAGAGGTCACAGGTCTTCTCGTTAGACTCCATCTTAATTTCACCACGTACTTCTTCTGGCAACTCAGTAGGTGCTACAGTTTCCAGTACAACGATATGGGTCACATTGCCCATTGGGTCACGTTTGACTACAAACCTATCCAAGTGGAATACACGTAAGCCGCCTTGCTCAGGCAGGTATATCAGTGCATTACCAGATACTACAAGATGACGAAGGCATTCATACAGTCCTACACGATATGCTTCTACCTCCATCGACTGCGTTGTGGATCTTTCAATCTTTGCTAAAGCTCGGTCAAGTTCTGTGCGTAACCCTTGTGCATCTTCCTGCATTTCC